ATAATCTAGTCAGACGAATACCATTACTACTTAAAACACCAGATGGTTATGTTTCTTCTTTTGGTACAGAGGTATTAAAAGCATTAACAGGTGCAAGAACTTACATTATAAAAACCAGTGATAATGGAATACAGGAAATATCAGTCAGAGGAATACCACCGATCAAAACAGATAGTCTTGGTCGTAAGTGGATTAGTTGGGTAGATACACCGCAAACAGATTTACAAGAAATGAATGTTGCTGGTAAGTTTGTATTTCTTGGAATTACTGCGCCAGGAATCATGCCACAAATTGCAACGCCGACTGGATTATTAGAACCACACAAAATTCAAGCAGCATTATCTGAGTCAATTCTTATAGAAAACTCTCCAAGGATTCCAGAATGGTCATTGGTGGCTGAAATTTTGATTTTTGGAATTTTCGTGTCGTTGACGTGGCTTGTAATCAATTATCTCGGTGTGGTTAAGGGTCTAAGTATCGCTGTAATTTTGCTCTTCACCACAGGCTTCTTAGGAGCTTTTAGCGTTCAGAAGGGCTATTTGATAGATTTTTCATGGACTTTTATCTCACAAATCATAACTTCTACTATTGCCTTCTATATTAACTACAAAAAGCAATATAAATTGCGTCAACAAATTAAAAAACAGTTTGAACATTATTTAGATCCAAGACAAGTAAAACAATTACAAGACAATCCTAGTTTATTAAAACTTGGTGGTGAGAAAAAAGAAGCAACATTTTTATTTACAGATGTTAGAGGTTTTACATCTTTGTCAGAAAAATTAGAACCAGAAGAAGTAACTGAAATTATGAACAAGGCATTGACAATACAATCAGACGCTGTGCAAAAATATGGTGGCATGGTAGATAAGTATATTGGCGATGCAATGATGGCTATATTTAATGCACCTATAAATTTAGAAGATCATAGAAGTAAAGCAGTAGAAGCGGCTATAGAAATAAAAGAAAACATGAAGAAGGCGGACTTAGGTATAGATATTGGTATAGGTATTAATACTGGTGAAGCTGTTATAGGCAACATGGGTAGCGATACTAGATTTGATTACTCTGCTATTGGAGACTGCGTAAATACAGCGGCAAGATTAGAGTCTGCAACCAAAGAAGTAGGAAAAGACATATTGATTGGTTATTCTACTGCCATAGATTGTAAATTTAGGTTAAAATTATTAAAACCGATAAGTGTTAAAGGCAAAAGCCAAAAACTATCGATATATACAATAGACGAGGAAACATTATGCCAAAAGGAAAAGGAACATACGGAAGTAAAGTGGGTAGACCACCAAAGAAGAAAACAAAGAAAAATAAAAAATGATTGATAAGCTAATAGGTCCAGTAAGTGACATAGTAAACAAAATGATTCCTGACAAGGACTTGCAGGCCAAACTAAACCACGAACTTAAAACCGAATTACATAAAGCAAATATGGCTCAAGTGGAGATTAATAAAATTGAAGCTAGCCATAAGTCTATATTTGTTAGCGGTTGGCGGCCATTTGTGGGTTGGACTTGCGGCATTGCTTTGCTTTATCACTTTTTGCTTCAGCCTATTATTATCTTCGCACTCTCAGCATTTGGAATATCTTTTGTATTACCATCCTTTGACATGGGATCGTTAATGACTGTATTGATGGGTATGTTAGGACTTGGTGGACTTAGAACATTTGAAAAAACCAAAGGAGTTGCTAGATGAGTTGGGATAACTTTAAACTAGAAGAATTTGCTTGTAAGCATTGTGGTGAAAACAAAATAGAACATGAGCTTATAGATAAACTACAAGCACTTAGAACTGATTGTGGTTTTCCATTTAAGATAACAAGTGGTTATAGATGTGGAGATCATCCTGTAGAAATAAACAAATCAAAACCAGGCACACACGCCGTTGGTCTAGCGGCTGACATAGGTGTTAGAGGTAAACAAGCATTAGAGATTGTATCTAAAGCTACTAATTATGGTTTTACTGGTATAGGGGTTAACCAAAAAGGTAATGCTAGGTTTATACACCTAGATATATCCAAAGATTCACAAGGTCGCCCAAGACCACATATCTGGAGTTATTAGCGTGGACCCAATGATGTATTGGAACATAATCATTACTTTAATCTTTGCTCCTATAGTTCATAGCATAAGAACCAACGCGACAGAATTAAAAAGAGTTGATATACTACTCAATAAGACTCGCGAAGAAGTTGCAAAAGATTATGTAACTAAGGTTGAATTAACAATCAGTATAGACAGAGTTATAGACCGTTTAGACAAGCTAGACGAAAAAATGGACAAGTTAATAACAGGTTAATATGGCATACAAGTTTAGAAGCAGAAACCCAGAAACAGGCGAAATGGAACTATATGAAGATGCTGGTAGATCCATACCAGTTGATTTTGGTGGCATGAATTTAACAGGCATGCCTAATCTTGACTATTTACAAAATCTAGCTAATTTAGTTCAACAACAACAAGGACCACAATTAGGTCCAGATGAATTTGGTAGTTATTCAATACCAATGTCAGATCCTACATATCGTTCTGGTTTCGACTATGCACGTTCTATAGCAGGTGGAATACCAATGTCACAAGTCATTGCACCAGGCGTAAGCTACTCTCCAGAACAACCAATGGGTTATACACAAGAACAATTAAATACACCTGTTGGTACAACTCCTGTAGAAACACCAACTTATCAAGAACCAGATGATCCTAGCTTTTTAGGTACAGGTATTGGTGGTGTAAATATACCATTATATAAAGACAAGATGCCTCCTCTTAGAGATATATTTGGTGGTTTTCAAAAACCAGATTTAAGACCTGATATACAACCTATAACACCACCCATACAAACTCCTCCAACTATTGATATAGATGCAATTCGTCAACAAATAGCAGAATCAGGAATAGACTTTGGTAATTTATTAGGCATACCGAAAATAGAACAACCAGACTTATCACAGTTTGTAAGGCGAGAAGATATACCTACATTAATACCAGACGTTCCTACAGGCAGAGACTTTTCAGTAGATAGAGAGGCTTTAATTAGAGATATAAGAGAGGGTATTGAGATACCTAAATATGAAATGCCAGATTTATCACAATTTGCTAGATTAGAAGATATACCTACAGTACCAACATTTGATAGAGAAGCCTTAATTAGAGATATTAGAAGCGGTATTGATATACCAAAACCACCATCTATTGATAGGCAAGCATTAATAGAAGATATTAGAAGCGGTATAGAATTACCGACTTACCAAACCCCTGACCTATCTGGTTTCGCTAGATTAGAAGATATACCTACATTTGACCCATCAAGTTTGCAACAACAGATTAGTGGGTTACAACAACAGTTTGGTTCTATAACACCATTTGATGCTAGTGCTTTACAACAACAAATAGCTGCTAACCAAGCTGCTATTGCTGGTATCAATATACCAACCTATCAAGCTCCAAATTTATCTGCTTATGACGCAAGAATTGCAGAATTAGAACAACAACTTGCTGGTTTACAAACACCAACTGGCGGTAGATTTTCTGTAGACCAACAATTACCTAGGGGATTATTTTAATGTCAGTATCACATGAAGAAGTAGTTAGAGCTGCACAAGCTGAACAATTATTAACAAGCGATGTTTTTAAAGAAGCAATAGAAAATCTTAAAAACGAATATATAACACATTGGTTAAACTCACGGGATATCTCAGATGTTAATGCTAGAGAAGATATCCACAGATCATTATTATTATTACCAGAGGTTGAAAGACATCTTCGTATCATTGCAGAGAAAGGTAAACTCACACAGGCTAATATAAACAAAATTAGAAATATTGGTTAAACCTTCCCTTTTTACACATTATTAAGCTAAAATACTCTTAAATACATAAGGAGTATTTATTATGGCAATAACGGATAAACCGACTGCTTTACAAACTGATAAGGAAGTTACTACTTCGATGTTTGAAAGTTTCTTAACCCCTGAAGAGGATAAGGTTGAGGATGCAGTCACAGAAACAGAAGAAGTAACACAAGAAGAAGTCTTTGAAGAAGAACTTGAATCACCTGAAGATTTTGAAGAAGATGATGAAGAGTTTGATGATGAAGATGAAGAACTAGATGAAGAACAAACCGATGTTGAAGAGGAAGCCTTGCAACCTCAGACATTTACAGTAAAAGTAGATGGTCAAGAAGTTGAGGTGACGCAAGACGAACTCATCAACGGATATTCTCGTCAGCAAGATTATACGCGCAAAACACAAGAACTCTCTCAACAGCGTAAGACTATTGAGCAGCAGCAAGCAGAGTTAGCGCAAAGAGATGCGATTTATTCGCAGTTGTTACCGAAGATGGAGGCCCAATTAAAGGGCGAACTGGCTAACGAACCAGACTGGAACACTTTGTACGAAGATGATCCTGTTGGGTATGTTCGCGAAAAACAGCTTTGGGATGAAAAGAAAGAAAAGCTTAGTGCTGTAAGTGCTGAACAACAAAGGCTTCAACAAGAAGCCTTGGTTAAACAGCAACAACAACTTAGACAATTTGTTGAATATGGCAATCAAAAGCTTCTTGAAATAATCCCTGAATGGCAAAACCAAGAGGTTGCGTTAAAAGAAAAGGCTGCTATTAGTGAATATGCTGTAAATACTTTAGGTTATACACCTGAAGAGATACAACAGGTTTATGATTATCGTGCTTTGCTTGGTTTAAGAAATGCTTGGTTAAACTCTAAAACAGTTGAAGCCACAAAGAAAAAACCAACACAAAAAGCACCAGCAAGAGTGGCTAGACCTGGTACTACTAACCGACCTAAATCGGCAGCACCTGTGAAGAAAGCAAAACAAAGGTTAGCTAAATCTGGAAAAGTCCAAGATGCGGCTAAAGTTTTTGAACAATTTTTAAAATAATTTTATTTATACAGGAGTATAAGAATGGCTAAAGTAACTAACGCCTTTGACACATATTCGGCAACAGCTG